AAGATTATAAAACTCTTGAGAAAGAATCTAAGAAAGCATTAAGAAAACAAAAAGCTAAGACTATATTAGCTAATGTTTTTTGGGGATTGGTAGAAGGATTAACTATATTTACCTTGAAATAAAAATTAGGGTCGCAAATCTTGAATTTAATTACAACTAGCCTTGCAGAAACGTGAGGCTTTTTTAATTCAAATTTGAGTTAAAAACCATTAATTATTTTCGTTACATTTGAGGTATAAATAAGTAGAAAATGCCAACTAAAAAGCAAATAATTGACGATATTATAATATTAGCATCTAGGTTTTCAAGAACTGATGAGGATAGAATTGATGAAACATGGGTTGGATTCAAAGTTGAACAAACTAGAGTTTCAGAAATACAAAAAGAATACAATATAACAGGCGTTATTGACCAAAATTGGTTAGTAGACTTTGGTATTTACGATTTAGCAAAAGTTAATATCGCAGACGATCCTATTATTGATTTTTGCGAATGCGATATAATGAAGGCAGAAATACCTGAAATAATCAATTTAACAGCATTAGGTGATGGTAATTTAGACTTAGGGTTAAAAGTATTATCTGCTTGTGGTAAAACAAATTATACGGCATATCCATTAGAGATGTGGAAGCAAATACCAGCAGAACACGTAAGAGCAAAATTTCATTACTATCAAAGATTTGGAACTACAATATATGTTAATAAGTTAGTTAATAAGCTTAGATTTTTTGGAATACCAGCTACTACAGAGGGATTAATGATTAAGAAAACACTACCTGTAATAAGCGGAAGTGTAAAATCAGGATATTCTTATACAGTTAAAGGCACAACAGGTATGGTTGTTTATGATAGTGTTAATTATTTGCCAGGGCAAACATTTACAGGAACTTCTACGTCTACTTTTACAGCTAGTGGTAATTCTCAGGTGTTCTATACTAATTATGAGGTTGAAATGACAGATAAAGACCCATATCCTGTATCAGCACATTTAGCTAGACAAATTGTAATATCTATATTGACTACTGAATTTCAGATAGAGAAACAGCAAGTGACTGATGTTTTAAACGATTCGGCGGATGATGTAATTAAAAACCAATGAAGAAATTAGTTAACAAGAAAATAGGTGAGCTTACAACTCCTAGAGTTCATGGAATTATTAAGAGGAAGTTTAAAAAAGAGTTTAATAAAAGAATTACTACAAAAGAAATAAATAAGATTTGGGCCAGTTACATAGAAGAAGATGTTATATCAAACTTAAAGAAAGGAGTAGTGGTGGATTTAGCTCATAATATGAGAGTTTGGGTTAAAGCTAGAAAGAGAATAGAAGATAAAAGAGCAATGGCTTTATTAAATAAAGGATTGATGTATAGTGGAGGAAGAGTGGTTCCATTAAAAATTAATTTAAGTACTACAAAATACATTTACGATATAGTATTTGAAATAAAGAATTATAAACATAAAAATAAAATATACTTCAAGCCGCATAAAGATTTATCAAAGGCAGTAAGTGAAGGAATATTAACAGGAAAATTAATTACTAGAGAATATGTCAATTAATAAATTAGTATCAATAAAAAATGCAATAGTTGACGCTACAGATATGTTAGCGTTAGACCATAATAAAATGCTTCCGTTATTTATGACTTGGGCTACTTACGCTGAAAAAGAAATAGGTGGACAAGGTGTGATAAGAAAGTTTGCAGTAATAGACATTTGCGGATGTACTGCCGAGTTACCTTGTGATGTAAAGAAAATGAGAGGGGCTATATTAGGGGAGCATGACCCGAATTGTGGTAGTATATTTTCAAGTAGAATAGCCGGAGCATTAAACTTTGCTTCTACTGATTCAAATAACTTTATAGTTGTTGATGCAGGAAGTATCGGAGAAACAACAAATTGCGGAGTTATACCATACGAAATACAAGATAATAAAATGGTATTTAGTTATGAAGTTAATGAAACTAAAATGACTATTATGTATGATGGATATGCTTCAGATTGTGATGGATTTATTAAGATAGGAGAAAACCATGTGGCGGCAATATCTGAGTATATTCAATATATGTATTGGAAGAGAAAGAGAAATAAAACTAATCAGGAGTTTAATTCTATGAACATGGCTTACAGAGAATGGGATAGATTATGCGCTCATGCAAGGGCTTTAGATGCTGAGTTAACTGAAACTGATAAAATGGAGATTGCAGAATTATATAACGACCCATACGCAGGTCGAGGACTTTATAAAGGAATGACAACAAATAATCAATATGGCTGGGTCAATTATTAATACTTTCGAAAAAGGACTTAATCAAGATAGTTCATTTATTTTACAACCCGATGGCACTTACCGTAACATGAAAAACGGTATGTTAATCTCTTATGATAATAATCATTATACAGTTGAGATGTCAAAAGGTAATAGAGTTCTTTTAACATTAACTCCAAGATACTTAAATGACGAGACTACTTTAGACAAAGTTCCTATGCCGATAGGATTTATTTCATTTATTGATAAGTTAGTAGTGTTTAGTACTAATGATGAAACAGGTAGCGGATATGGAGAAATAGGAGTAATAACATTTACAAGAGTTGGTACTGATTTTGTAGGAAGTTATGTTCCGTATTACCACCATGTAAGTTTAGGATTTAGTAAAGTTCATAAAATAGAAGGTTTCTCGTTTAGAGAAAACGATAAGATACAAAGAGTTTATTGGACAGATAATAACAACGAGCCTAGAGTATTTGATATTGCGAATGAAATATTTACAACTTATTATTCAGCGTTTCCTGCAACACCATTAACAATAGGTAAAACTTATATGGTGCTAAAAGGCGCAGTTACTCATGGAGGTATAGATTACGGCCCTGGATTTACAGCAGGTAATATATTTACAGCAACAGGAACATCTTACACAACTTTAGACGGTTCGCCTTTAGTTATAGAATACTTCCCTTTAGAATTGCTAGATTTCAACCCAACTAGATTGATGGGTACTATAAATTTTGTAGAATACGGTATTGGTAACAAATATTGCGGAACAAGTATTTATTTTTATAGACTATCATCTTCGGTTGATGGGTTTACAACAACTTGGAGTTATGCAAGTGGTCCTATTCATGTTGGAATGGATAACGTTGCAACTTATTTAACAGGTAATGCTTATAGAGATTTTGTTGGTAATGGTTCAACTTCAACTTTAGAAAATAGTGGTAAGTCAGTTAAGGTTAAAATATCTGATATAGACACTAATTTTGATACTATAGAATTATGTTGTGCGGAGTATGATCAGAAAACAGATGTTCCGTATTCAATAAGAATAGTAGATAAAAGTGCTATTACTTCATCAGAAATGACAATAGAAGACAATGGAGTATCTTCATTAGGTGATGTAACCATAAGTGAATTAACATTGTTTCCGGCAAGTGTATTGAAATGTAAGACTTTAACAACTAATAAAAACTACATAGTAATCGGAAATACATCTGAAAGAGAAGAGTTTGAATTAAATTTATCAGGCGTTACAGTGACTCAATTTGAACATCCGTTAATATCTCATGGTGATTTAGATTCATGTTCAAATGGTAATATTCCTTTAGACCAAAGCCCAACGCTAGGCGCAAATCCTGGAGTTGGGGATATAAAGCCAAATAGTAGATATTTAGTTTCGGCGGCTCCTGACGCATCAAATAGAGTTGAATATCCTGTTGGTTCAGGAACTTATTATTATACTGGGGATGTATTTGTTGGTACGGTTGGTAATGTAACTGCTACATTTACAGGTACAGCTCAAGCAAGACCGTGTGCTGTAAGGAATAAATATACTAGAATAAACTCAGTAGCTTTCTCTAATGATGATGTTAAAGAAGCTATTGAATTAACTGCAGGATTTTGGGATTATAAAGACCCTGCAATTACTTTTTTAAATAAAGGATTTTGGAGTGGAGAAAAATATAGAATAGGTTTATTATTTATTGATTTAAAAGGAAATCCATTTTATGTAAAGCATATTGCAGATATAGACATGGATACTATTGATGCTAAAGGCGGATTAATGATAGAAGAAGCTTATAGTGGGGCATCATTGTATTCGTTAAATGTATCGGGCATAAAAGTTTCCAATTTAGATATTCCTGAGTCAATAATAAATAACTGCAAAGGATTTATGATAGTGAGAGCTGAGAGAGATAAGAGAATATTAACTCAAGGCTTAATGACTCAAAGTATGTTAGACGCTAACATCTCTCCAAATAGGATAGAGCCTATGGGGACAGTAAATAGTTTCGCTTCTACAGTTTTACCAAATATATCTACTGCTCCAAACATATATTCTTATTTGTGTCCTGATTATTTAGCTGGATTTGATTTTGATAATTCTATTGGTAAGATAGATGATAAAATGGAAGAGGCAGGGTGGTTAACTCCGCATGCTTATGTTGGCGGAGCATTTATTAGAGGACAAGGTAATTATCAAGCAATGTATTCAAAGCTTTTTGACAACTCAGGAAGTGATGCTAATTCGCCAAGACAATTTACTGTTAAATCATTAAATGGGTCAGGGTTTAAATATTATAACGAATTTGATAGTGAAGTTGATTTTGATGGAAACGGTAATGACTACCATAATAAATTCTCTACTGTTTCAGGAGTATTGTTAAATTCTGGTTACGAAGATGATACGTGTTCATCTGGACCTGCTGCATTTTTATTTAATCCAATGTCTGTAGGATGTAAGAAGATAGTTTTAAATGCTGAAGGGATACCTCATTGGAATTCATCTAATGATTATTCGTCAAATGCAGAGGATACAAATGTTAAAAAATTATTAGTTAATTGCGTTAGTGATGTAACACCTTCTGCTCAATATGGAGGTACAAGTAATGCAGCATTATCTAATACTTTGTATATTTCTACAGGTCATTTTCAACCATTTAATGCTCAAGTAAAAGCAGATACATTAAACGGAACATTTACCGGAGGGTTATATGATGGAGAAAATAAGTACACATTTAATAATATTGAGATATTTGGTGGAGACTGCTTTACTAATCTTATTGATATAGGATATGGTTTATGGCATGAAGCGTACAATGTAGGAGTGTTAAGATCTATGGCATATTCTGTGTTTTTTCCTTGTGAGTGTAATGTTAATTATAATTTAAGAAGAGGATTAAAAGTATCTAATAAAGATATGCACCCATCAGGATTAATGGCTTGGCAAACAAGTACAGACGCAGGCCCATTAGAGGACTACTCTTATAACTTAGGTTATAATTCTGAAGGTTTAGCTTTTAAATATCCTGCATTACCTGAAAATTATAGATTTGTAGGTAAGTTTGAGTATAGATTAAGATGGGGTGGTGAGAAATATCCTGGAGAATTAATTAACTCGTTTAGAACATTTAGAATACCTGATTATAGAGATGTTGATGGAAACAAGGGGCAAATAAATAACGTCAGAGAAAAAGACTCAAGATTATTTTATTGGCAAGATCACGGAGTAGGATATGCTCCAATATTAGAAAGACAATTAGTTGGAGGTGGAGCTTTAGGTGATGCAACTGCTTTAGGTGTAACAGGAGTTATTGATAGATATGATGTTGTAGATACTAATTTTGGTAATCAGCATCAGCATGGATTAGTAGAAACAGAATACGGTTACGCGTGGTTTGATATGAGAAATAGAGCATTTATGGTAATGGGAGTTGGAAGTAAGCCGGAAGAAATGTCTCTAGTTAAAGGATTACAGGTATTCTTTAATAATGAGTTTGATGAAGGTAATGTGTTTTATCCTAATAGTTATTCTGCTATTTACAATACAAATAACCTATCAGTTCCGGAAGTTCCATTAATGGGATATGGAATAGTAGGATGTTACGATCCTAGATTTAAAATGACTTATATGACATTTAAGTACATTAAGAGAGATTTAGATTCGGGGCCAGGTACGGAGAGTTTGATTAATAGAGACTTCACAATAGGTTATAACCATGTATTAAATGCTTTTGTTTCATTCTATGATAATTGTCCGGCAATATGGCATAATCATAATGATTTGGTATTAACTGCTAATAATCCTAAGAATACAAAACCTTATGGTGTAGATATGCCGTCTACTGATTATGTAATTGGTGATACTGTTGGTCCTATTGATGGAGTAGAGTATATTTGTGTTAAAGATTTGACAATTCCATCTTATCCACCTGCTGCTACAAAAGACCCAGAATATGCAAGTAGTATTTATTGGTTAGCTATAAATAAAGAGAATCAAATATACTTACAAACATTTGGCGCAGACTTGTGTAAGTTCTATGGTAAAGTATGGGATTTTGAACATGAAGTAGTTGTAAATGCTAAATCGGATATGGCAGTTACACCTCAAAATATTCAAGTTAAAGCTATCGGACCAAACGCAACAAGTATATACTGTAGTACAGATAATCAATCTTCTAGTGATGTAAATATACCTTCTACAAGTAGAAATTATAGATTTATAGATGGTGCGTGGTTTAGTTCATTGCCGTTACCGACTAACGGAAGATTAACAGATTACTATGTTAAGATAAAGTTTGTATTTAAAAACTATGTATCTAATCCTACAACAGCAAAGAATACACAGAAAGTTACCCAGTGGATTAAGACCTTTTTTGTTAATAGAAGATAATTTTAACTCAAACTTGAATTATTTTGTAACCTTTTATGAATAGCTATCGTACAAGGATATAAATTAACTTTAAAAACTAAGAAATCATGGAAATTGTAAAAAGTAAAAAAATCAATTTAGTAGTAGTATTATTTTCAGTTTTATTTTTGTTATTCGGCGGATGTGCATTTGCTCAAGATAAAATTGATAGCATTGATACATCTTACTTTTCTAATGATAGTTCTTTAGTTTTAAAGATGAAATATAACTTTGATACTAAGAATTAT